GCTTGATCCCGTCCACGTCAAAGTCCTGATGGACTCGGCGGTCTTGGCGGGCTTTGATGCCAAGGGGATCGTGAACAAGCGCAGTTACGCCCCGTTCCCCAAACCCGAGCCACGCTACGCCGATCCCAAGAAACCGGTGCTTGTCGTACGCGGCAAGGCCAAGCCCGCATCGGGCCCGGGCGGTGGCTCTCTCGACGACATCGAGGAGTCATTGGGGAAAACCCGCGACCCGAGAGACTTCCCACCCACGCAGGATCAGCGTGATTTGGACAGCATCTTCAGCCTCATCCAGCATCGGGACCGGCTACTCGAAGCGGGCGTAGCGAAATCTCCCGGCGCAGAACAGCCCGGAAACTGAGCGAACTCGAGCCTGTATTGGCGAACAGGGACTTGACAAAGTCCAATTCTTATGGTACAATGTACGAAGTACATTGAGCGCTAGGGGGCGGCAATGTACGACACGCCATGGGACTTTCCGACAACTTGTCGGTTTGTTCCAGACCACCAATCTTCCTATATTGGAGAATGTGATGACAGACAACAGACTGATCGAACTGCACAACAACATCGTTGACTACGTGCAGTACTACGCAGACGGGATGCTCACGCTACCCGAGTTCGCCGCCCGCATCGCGGCCATCCACAACGAGCTGACCACCGACAGCCCCCTCGGACTGCTTGACCCCGTCAGCGGGCTTCGCCTCGTTCAGGAGTACTGCGGTGGACCCGTTTGATTTCTTTGGCCCCGGGCGGGCGTGGCGCATCGCGCTACTCATTGCAGTCGTGATCGTGCTGTGTCTCGACCTGCTTGTGTGGAGGCCGCTGTGAGCGACTTTTTTGAATGTGAGTGCTGTGGCGGTGACGTTCACTCCGACCGCTGGGCACTCGGCTACCGCGTTTGTCTCAAATGCGGTGACCTGCTTGCGCAAGATGCCCGGGCTTCGTGGTGCATCGTGCAAGAGTACGGCAAGGGCCCGTACCAGTTTGTGACCGCCGCGTCCGCTCCCCGGACTCTGCTGGACACGAACCAGAAGTGCCCTCGTTCCTAACTTTCCGTCACTTTTGTCGGATTGTTTCTTCCAACCTTTGTATCAAGGACTAAAAATGAAAACTGACGTTAACCTCATTCGCCGCGTGAACTTCGCGGAGACAGTCGATGTTCTGCTCAACGCGGGCGAGAACTCTGTGCATCTCGTTGGCGAGCCCGGTGTGGGCAAGACCGCCATGCACAAGGAAATCATCGAGCGCACGGGATACCGGGGCATCTACATCGACGGGCCCAACACCGACGTGGGTCAGTCGGGTATGCCCATCCCCAACCACCAGAGTAGGACGCTGGACTTCTATCCAGCCGAGTACTACGGACTGCACACGGGTGAGCCCCTGTGCATCATGATCGACGAGTGGACCAAGACTGACGACTACGTGCGTAACACGTTGCACCCCCTGCTCCACGAGCGCAGGCTAGGTAACTTCAATCTCCACCCGGACAGCATCGTCTTCACCACCGGTAATCTGGACAGCGACGGCGTGGGCGACCACGTCAAGGCGCATACCCGGAGCCGACAAACTTGGTTGCCATACATGAAACCGACAGCTAAAGAATGGTGTGCTTGGGCCACCAACAACGGCATGACCGCCGAGGTCATCGCATGGGTACACGAGTACGAGCATTGCATGATGAGCTACTTGGATGGCGGGCAGGAGAAGAACCCGTACATCTTCAATCCCAACGATGCGTCGCAGACTGCGTTCGTGTCCCCGCGCACGCTGGCCAAGGCGTCGCATTGGGTGCAACGCCGTTCTGCGTTATCGGAAAACGCGTTCATCGCCTGCCTTGACGGCACTATCGGCTACGCGGCATCGCGGGATTTGCAGGCGTACATCGAGCTTGCCGATCAACTGCCCACACGGGAGTCCATCGAGACTTCGCCCGAGACGGCGACTGTGCCCACCAGCCCAGCGGCCCAGTGCATCTTGATGTTCAAGGCTGTGGCTGTGGTGAACCGCGACAACTTCGCAACGTGGATGCGCTACGTCAAGCGCATGCCCAAAGAGACACAAGCTGTATTCATTAACAGCTTGCTTGAGATCAAGACCAAGAAGGACTGGGCAATCATCCACCCGAGCTTTGTGACTTGGGCTCGTGAGAACCAGTACATGTTTGCTGGCCTGAAATAAACGACAAATTGTCGGAATGTTTGGAGTAACCAAATGAACAAAGAAGATTGGATCATCCTGCGCCTGCTGATGACAACATCGAAGGCCAACCTGCACAACGACTTGGACGTGGCCCGGTCGGTTATGCACTTGATCAAGAGGTACGGACGAGACGCGGTGAACAACTGCATCGACCAACTGCACAAGGAGAGAAACAAATGAAAACGTTTGAAGTTGAGTTGCGGCGCACAAGTTTTGTGGTCGTGACTGTAGACGCCGAGACTGTTGAGAAAGCTGAGGCACTTGCATTTCAAGAAGTAGAAGGCAAAGGCGACTCAGCGTACGCAAACTGGGAAGTTGAATCTATTGAAGAGGTAGAAGGGAAAACCAAATGAAACGACCATTCGTAACTCAGTATTTCACAGAAAGCGATGCCTCGGGCAAGAAGCCCGCGAGCATGGGCTACGCCGCAAGCGTGGGCGGGGCGCGTAAGAACATGGCGGTGCGTATCGTCATCGGCCAGTACGGTCTAGCCGTCGTGCTTGACCGCGAGTCGCGTGATGTGATCAGCACCATGCGTAGGACCAAAGCTGGAATGTCAATCAAAGATATGGGGGTGCAAGATGTTGCCCAAAAATAAGATGCCTGCTGAGCGCAGGCTCGAACTCGTTCACGTATCACTGATGCGTGACAAAGCGTTCGCGTTCTTCGCGGGCTTATTCATGGTCGGTAAGACGACCATCCTCGACAAGCCAATCACGGCGCGGACCAACGGGCGTGACGTTGAGTACGGGCGTGCGTTCGTGGACGGGCTCACCGACAAGGAGCTTGCCTTTCTTGTGCTTCACGAGAACATGCACAAGTGCTATCGCCATCTCACAACGTGGCGGGCGTTGTTCGACAAGGACAAGCGCCGTGCCAACATGGCGTGCGACTTCGTCATCAACATCCAGTTGCGTGATATGGACCCGCACGAGCGCCTGATCGCCATGCCCCGGGATCGCAAGACCGGGGGGTTCATCGGTTGCTACGACGAGCAGTATCGTGGAATGGATACCAAGCAGGTCTGGGATGCGCTCGAAGGCAAGACGAAAGACAAAGACAAGGGCCGGGGCGGCGCGGGCGACAAGGGTCAGGGTGACCCCGAACAAGGCGACGGAATGTCGGAAAGTTCAGACGATGGCTATGACGCACTCGATGAGCACGATTGGGAAGGCGCACAGGAGCTGTCCCCCAAGGAACAGCAAGACCTTGAGCGTGAGATCGACCGAGCCCTGCGGCAGGGCGGCATCTACGCGGGCAAGATGGGCGGCAATATGTCACGCGACATTGAGCGACTGCTTGAACCCAAGGTTGATTGGCGCGAGGTGTTGCGCCGGTTCGTGCGTACTTCACTCACGGATCGGGACAGCCCGTCGTGGCGCAAGGCGCACAAGCGGTATCTCTGGCAGGACATCATCTTGCCGAGCATCGTGGGTAAGCGTATGAAGTCGCTGGCCGTGGGCATCGACACATCTGGTTCTATCCAAGGCGATCTGCTTGGTGCGTTCATGGGCGAGCTTGACAAGGCGGTGCGTACTGTATCGCCTGATCGTGTGGACTTGATGTATTGGGACACCAACGTGGCTGGGCACGAGGTGTACACCAGCAACACCAAGTCCATCGTTGACAGCACCAAGCCAGCGGGCGGTGGTGGCACGGACCCGGACTGCGTACCTGCGTTCATGCGAGATCGCAAGATCAATCCTGACGCACTCATCATGCTGACGGATGGGTTCATGAGCAGTGACTCCGGCAAGTGGGCGCATCTGTCGTGTCCTGTTCTCTGGTGTGTGATTGGTAACCCGAACGTGTCCATCCCGAAGGGGTCTGTGGTTCGCGTCGAGTGACCCGTGTTAACAAGTTCTTTTATTAGGAGTCGATCATGACTGATCATGTGATTTTGACCATTGGTGAAACGAAGTTCGTGTTGACCACGAACGAGGCGTTTGGTATCGCCAACATACTCAACGGTTCCACGCAGATAACCACTGCGTGGCTGAATGGGAAAAGCAGAAGGGTGTACGGCGAGCCGAAGATGGATGCGGCGCACATTGCCCCGATCAACGGACCACTTCAGCTTGAGCTGGAGACGAACACCAAAGAACGCGAGGCATCGAAATGAAACAGATACCGCTCGATACTTTCTCGGTCAAGTTGAACCGAGAGACTTGGGACCTGCTTGTTCAGGTCCGCACAGAACTCGGGGCCAAGCTCGGGTTTGAACCTACGAACGGCCAAGTCGTTCGTCATCTCATCGCCATTTACTTTGGAGAAGCAAGCAATGTATAACACGTACGGAGCACCATCCCTGTCAACCTATCAGGCGGCATTGGATTGGTACGAAAAAACCAAACCCATTCGTGGGGCAACCACAAGGCCCATCGGCAACAGGCGCTACCACCACTCGGCGTCGATAGACAAGCGCGGAGACAACATCGTGCTGGTCTACGAGCGGCAACCGCTGATCGTGTGGGAGCCTGACTCGACGTTCACGCTTCATGCGCCGTCGTACTACAACGCGTTTCAGGCGTATCGGTTGTGCGGCTGGGGCCCGAGTGGTATGCGGTTTAACTGGGACAGCGGGCGTTTGTTCGTCACACACAACGGCAACAGCACGCATCTGCCTGAAGGTGGGTCGCTCAGGTTTGTGCCAACGAGCGATTCCTCATTTCCAACGTACCAGTGCGTCACCGAACGCAACAGTCTTGAGTACAAGATGCGGCGCGGGGTTGCCAGCAAATTGGCTTCCGCACAATGCGTGGACTTCCTCGCTTGGGCGCAAGTTGTTCTGGCGACAAGCACCCCGGTTGTGTACGAGGAGTGCGCCGAGGCGCGAAGAAAACTTCAGACTGCTGTCGGGTATTCGCCCGAGTTCGTGAAAGAGATGGACTCGCGGCATCAGACGAGTAACAGTCCTGAGGCAGAGCACGCTCGTCGTAAGTGGTATCGACTGCACAACCGGATCAGAGGCCTCCCGTTCCAGTTGACCAACGATGGGAGGGGCTGGATGTTTGCGCCCGCGTGCAGAGTCATGTTGGATCAAATCACTTCGACGGATTACACGAAATGGGATGACGTGCTCAAAGTAATCGCCGGTCACTCAGGTCGGAGCCTGTACACACCGGTGTCTCACGGCAACGGGTTCAGTCAGATGCTGACGCGCCAAGCCTTGGCGTTCGATGAAGTAGTGGAGTTCATCCATAAGCTGATAGCTTGTGTTCATCGAGACACGGTGTTCGAGGTAGTCCCTGTGCGTAGCGGCGCGATGCCGTCTGCGCGTAACTCCGGTTTCTTCCGCGACATGCTGGATGAACCAAAACAAAGCGACAAATTGTCGGAAAGTTCTATTTAACCAAGGAGTCAATCATGAGCCAGGTAAATTTCGAAACCACAACCCTTTCGCTCGCATCCATGGCGATGCTGGTCGAGCTACGCATCAGCACATGGACTGCGCGTAAGCGTGACAACGCGACGACTGAGGAAGTCAACCGATCAAAGAACGCCAACGACGATGCGGGCAGCGTCTACAAGTACCTCATGGCGGGCAGTGATCACCTCAAGAAGATCGAGAAGTACGCGGCCAAGTGCCGGGCGTGGAACGGCCAGCAGACCCTGCCGTGGATGAAGGGCGTGGGCTTGCTCCCGATGGAGAACTTCTTTTCGTATCGAGAGCAGCTCGGCACGATGGAATCCAATTTCAACGGATTGGTTGAAGACTTCATCAAGGTCTACCCATCGCTGGTCAGCGCACAGGCGTTCAAGCTCGGGGATTACTTCGTGGCCGAGGAGTTTCCTCCAGCGGAGTCATTGCCCCGTCGCTTCCGCTTTGAATACAACTTTCTCCCGGTTCCAGAGAAGGGGGACTTTCGTATCAAGTGTGAGGAGCGAGTGCGTCAGGACTTGGCCGAGCAGTACGACAAGATGTTTAACCAGAAGCTGGCCGAGGCGATGCGTGAGCCGTGGCAGCGACTGCACGATGTGCTGCTGCACATGACCGAGCGACTGAGTGACGCGAACGATGGCACTCGCAACATCTTCCGCGACTCCATCGTGAATAAACCGCTGGAGTTGTGCGCCCTGCTGTCCAAACTCAACGTGACCAAAGACCCACAGCTTGAAGAAGCGCGGCGCATGCTGGAAGTTGCGCTCGTCGGTGTAAGCCCTGACGACCTGCGCAACATTCCGTCGGCGCGGGCTGAGCTGAAGTCAAGCGTCCAAGAGATCATCAACAAGTTCACATGGTAAGGAGTGATTCATGTCTAACGTAGAAAGCAAAAACCCCAAGGTCATACCAGACCCGTTCCTGCTTGAACTGTTCAAGCGCGTGGCGCTGGTCAATTCAAACCTCAAGTTTGTGTACGACTTTGTAAATAGTACTCACCAGCCATACACCACGAAGCAAAGCTGCATAAAACGGAGCGACGGCACAAGGGAAACTGCACCGGGGGATTATTCTTTCGGGCAGTACTACGATGTGTACGACAACGGCAAGCCGTGCGGTGTCGTGCGTGTTGACTATCAGTATCAGCGAAACAAGGGGAACGTTTCGATGTACGCCATCAAGTCGCACCTCGTTGAGCGGACGAGTCGCGGGCGTGGCTTCATACGCACGGGTGACGTAGCCAAGGCTGTGGCAAACGCCAAGAAGTACCTACGCGCTCCAACGGATGGGTACGCCTTGTTCAACAAGCTGGCCGAGGCAGACAGCACCATGCGTGATGTTGTGTCAGACTTGATGCGCCCCATCACCCGTGGCAACTTCCTGACAGACATAACGAGTGCGCAGGTACTACTGAATGCTTACATGACCGGACGCCCCGTTGACACCCAACTGGAAAGCGCGATGCGGGCTAAGCTGACATCAGACAAGTTCGACGCCGCGCTCAGCGAGTACTATCTTGCTAAATGGCTTCGGGATTTACCGGGCACAGAGCGACTGTTCGTTCATCGCAACGGCACAAGCTATTCGTTCTTTACATCTAACCCGGACCCGGGCTCTGAAGAGGCGGCGATAACCACGCCGGTTGTGACGGTGGAGTTTGAGGACTTACCCCTCAAGACGCAAGAACGACTCGGTGTGTTGCAACTCATGAAAGACCGTGAGGTAGTCTTGGATGTCGGCATCCGCATAACAGACACCGAGTTCTTCATAAGGCTGTAAGATCAACTGTCTGCCACTTGACCCGCTTCGGCGGGTCTTTTTTTTGCCTGTACTTTCCTCGAACAATCCGACATACTGTCGGTTTGTTTTTGGCTAGGTGTTTCCCCTAGTCATGATGCACTTGACATAGTCTAGTCCTCGTGTTATATTGATCTTCCGAGGACATAAAAGTGGCATCCACTCCCGAGCGAAAAGTTAAGGAAGCTGTAGCGGCGGTGTTGAAGAACAACGCAGTCTACTACTTCTTTCCCCCTGCCAACGGCTTAGGCCGTGCGGGCATCCCCGACATCATCGCATGCTGCAACGGCATGTTCCTTGCCATCGAGTGCAAGGCGGGCAAGGGAGTCACCACCGCACTACAAGAACGAGAACTCTCCCGCATACGCAGCGCGGGCGGGGTAGCCATCGTCGTGCGTGAGAACAACATAGACAGCATCCAACCGATCATCAACCAACTAAGGAAACCCAACCATGAACTTACACAACGCGCTGCGCCGCCTAGTTCCCGAAGAAGTCAAAGCCCTGCTTGAGAAGATTGATTCGCTTGACGACAGCGGCGATAGCGGCGATAGTAGTTCTTATGCCATAAGAAATTTACTGAATAACGGAAGTTTTACGTGGCTTGAGCACAAACTTTTGCGCGAAGCATGGAACCGTAAATCCCGTCGCTACACGTTGCGCAACGCCATGCACATCGTAATCTATGGCGACGTGGAAAAACCTAGTAACCAATTCTATGTCGGTCAAAACGTTCGCACAGGTGCGATATCGGGTACTGGCAGTATCACGTCCGTAGAGCAGACATTTGCGGAGCGGTTGGGGGGTGTGGCCACCCAAAAGAAAGTCAGAAAAGTAGCACCGTATGGTCACCCTTGATTTTGAAACTTTTTACAGCAAGGACTTCAGTCTGTCGAAAATGACGACTGAGGAGTACGTGCGTGACCCTTTGTTCGAGGTCATCGGCGTAGCTGTAAAAGTCAACGATGGCCCGACCGAATGGTTCAGCGGTGACCACGAGGAAACCGCGCAGTGGCTGGAACGGTTTGATTGGGGCAACAACTTCGTGTTAGCCCACAATGCCATGTTCGACGCGGCCATTCTGACGTGGCGCTTTGGTATCCGCCCGAAAGCATGGCTTGATACGCTGTCCATGGCTCGTGCTGTGCTTGGCCCCACGACGAGTGTGTCGCTGGCGTCGCTGGCATCTCACTTCGGGTTGGGTGAGAAGGGCACCGAAGTCGAAGACGCCAAGGGTATGCGCCGTGGAGATTTCGACAGCGATCAACTGCACCGCTACGGACAGTACTGCCGCAACGATGTGGACCTGACGTATGCCGTGTACAAGGAACTCGAAGGCGCTGTATCAACCAAGGAGAAGCGGCTCATTGATCTGACTATCCGTATGTTCAGTGACCCGGTGCTGGTGCTGGATGTGCCGCGCCTTGAGTCGCATCTGACAGAAGTCCGGGAGCGCAAACGCAAACTGTTCGATGACGCGCAGATCACACCTGAAGTCCTCAACAGCAACAAGAAGTTTGCCGCGCTGCTGGAGTCTTTCGAGGTGCTGCCGCCCACAAAGATGAGCAAGACCACGGGCAAGTGGACGTATGCCTTCGCAAAGAGTGACGAAGACTTTACGGCGCTGCTCAACCACGAGGACGAGCGGGTTCAGGCTATCGTGGCCGCACGGCTTGGGGCCAAGTCTACGCTGGAGGAAACGAGGACCGAGCGGTTCATCGCCATTGCCAAGCGCACAGAGAACAACCTGCTGCCCATACCACTAAAGTATTACGCGGCGCACACGGGCCGGTGGGGTGGCACGGACTCCGTCAACCTCCAGAATCTGCCGAGCCGGGGTGAGCGCGGTAACAAACTCAAGCGGTGTATCCGGGCTCCCGAGGGGCATGTGATCATTGACTGCGACTCGTCACAGATCGAAGCCCGGGTGCTGGCGTGGCTGGCGGGGCAGAACGACTTGCTGCTGCGCTTTGAGCGCAACGACGATGTGTACCGGTACATGGCCTCAATGCTGTATAGCAAACTACCTGAGGAAGTGACCCCCGAGGAACGATTCATCGGCAAGACAACGGTGCTCGGTGCGGGCTACGGCATGGGGGCTGTAAAGTTTCAGGCTCAGCTACAGTCCATGGGCAAGGACGTGGACTTGGACACCTGCAAGTACATCATCAAGGTGTACCGGCAGAGCAATCAAGCTATTTCACAGTGGTGGATCAGGCTCAACGATGTGCTGGTCAAGATGGCCGGGCAGCAGCCGCTGGAATCGCTCGATGCCGTCGGACTGCTGGAGTTGTCGGTGCTGGGCATGGGCATCCGGTTGCCCAACAACATGTACCTGAGCTACCCGGAGTTGCGGCGCGAAGCCCTTGGGGAGTACTCGTACAAGACGCGGTACGGGCGTAATCGTATCTACGGCGGCAAGGTGGCCGAGAACATCTGCCAAGCTGTAGCCCGCTGCATCATCGGGGATCAGATGCTTGAGATCGCCAAACGATATCGCGTGGTTCTGACCGTCCACGACGCGATAGCTTGTGTGGTCCGCAAGGAAGAGAAGGACGAAGCAGTTGCCTACGTGGAGAGTTGCATGCGTAAGGCGCCCGCGTGGGCCGAGGGGCTCCCGCTGAGTTGCGAGTCTGGGATTGGAGAAACTTATGGCGACTGCTAAACAGATTGCGGAGACCGCCCGCGCTCGGTTCATGTTGGCTGGATCACTTCGCATGCAGGGGCTTACGTACGCTGCGATTGGAAAAAAGTTGGGGGTCAGCCCAGAACGCGCCCGTCAACTCGTCGCGAGCTTTGATCGAGACTGCACCCGGACGGCACGTTGGAATGGATTGAAGCCACACGAATACATGGCACTGAAACCACTTCAGGACTGGTTGGATTTTTTAACGAAGGAAAGTAAATGAGCAACATCACTTGGTCTTACAGCAATTTGAGCCTGTATCAGCAGTGCCCGAAGAAATACTTTCACCTCAAGGTGGCCAAGGATGTGAAGGAGCCGCCGAGCGATGCGCTCACGTTTGGCAACGAGATTCACAAGATCGCGCAGGAATACATTGAGAACGACAAGCCCATCCCGGAGAAGTTTCAGCGGGAGATGCAAGCACCGCTGGACCGCCTCAAGGCGATCCCCGGACAGAAGCTGTGCGAGAACAAGCTGGGACTCACCGCAGACTTCAAGCCCTGCGGGTTCTTTGATCGCAACGTGTGGTGGCGCGGCATCGCTGACATCATCATTTTGCAGGACGACAAGGCGTACACCGTGGACTACAAGACCGGCAAGTCGTCTAAGTACGCTGACTTGAAGCAGCTTGAGATTCTGTCTCTTGCGATCTTCAAGCACTTCCCCAATGTTAAGAAGGTCAAAGCGGGCTTGATGTTCTTGTTCGCTGAAGACTTCGTAAGAACCGAGTACCTTGCGGAACAGCAGAGTGATCTGTGGGTTTCGTGGGTAGCGGACGTTGGGCAACTGGAGGCATCCGTACAGAACAAGGTATGGAACCCCAAGCCCAACTTTACCTGCCGGGGTTACTGCCCGGTGACATCATGTGACCACAACCAAGGAGCTAAGTAATGAAAACCGCAAAAGCCAAAACCAAAGCGTATCGTATTCGTCGCTATGAGCACAGCCACCCCGGCGCTACGGCAAAAGAAATTGCCAAAGCACTGGGCGTCACCGAGGCGTACGTGTACGTTGTTCGGTCCAAAGAGCGCAAGTCGATCAAGAAGGAGGCAGCACAAGCCAAAAAAGAGGCAACACACGGCAGAGCCGCATGGCAAACCGTCGCGGTGGTGTCTTCATCGGAACCGCTGCCTAAACCAACCAGCAACAAAGAGTACACCCACGTATGGGTAGACCCGAAGAAAATGGGTGAACGCGCTCAAGCTGAGTTGTCAAGACAACTTGGGGCCGACGATCCGGTAAATCACCCAGCCCACTACAAAGTCGGCGGCATCGAGACTATTGACTTTATCGAGGCCAAGGGTCTGAACTACAACACGGGCAACGCCGTGAAGTACATCGCTCGTGCTGACCACAAGGGCAACCGCAAACAAGACCTAGAGAAAGCGGTGTGGTATCTCAGCCGTGAGATCAGCAGCATGGGGGCGTGACATGAACGCCAAAAGAACTAATCCATGGATACCCGTCGGCCATCCCGACTTTGTGTGGACATCGGGCGCTGATGTGCAGAAGACATGGCGCAAGTACGGATGGACGCCGCCGAGCGAGAAGCGGCCTCCGGTTGTGGTTGAGCCCAAAGAGCCTGAGTGGGTGTCGATGCGGAGGGTGAAATGAGCGACTGCAAACACCGCTGGGAAGAAGGCACCAATAAAGACCGCCCAGCGTACCGATGCACCCGCTGTGGGCAGTGGAGGTTTGTATGAGCACTGACGCCCTGAAACTGGCTAATGCGTTGGAAGAAAAAGACTACCCACCGCGCCGAGCAGCCGCCAACGAACTGCGCCGCTTGCATGAAGAAAACGAACGGCTGAAAGCAGCGTCCACAGCACAGCGGCAATGGGTCGGGCTGACCGACGACGAGATCAAAGAAATCATCGGATCGTGGGGCGACACGCCGATCAGAGGGTACACCCGCAAGCTGTTTGATCAGATTGAGGCCAAGCTCAAGGAGAAGAACACATGACCCCACAGACCAAAGAGCTAATCGACAAGTTTGGCGTTGATGTGGTCTTCGACACGATGATCCGGTGCTTGCAGATCGGCAAACAATACGAACGAGAGACGGGTGAGAAGCTGAATTCACAGCATTTGGTGGCTGTGGTGTCGGCGCTGAACGAGGTGAAAAACGATGGCTGACTACGACAAGGTCTTACAGGTCATCAAAGAGATGCGCCCCGCAGCGGCAGCGATAAAGGACAAGCCAGCATCATGGTGGCTGGATCGGCTTGAAGAGGCGGTCAAGCAACTCAAGGAGAACAACAATGGCTGAAGAACAACGCTGGCCCGAGCCTGTTTATCTCACCAAGGACCACGCCATCAACATAACCCTGCGGGACTACTTCGCGGCCAAGGCGATGCAGGGGTTGATACACCACTTTGACTTTGGTACGTTCAAAAATGATCCAATGCGGCTGGCGGGGTGGGCATACGATGCAGCAGACGCCATGCTCAAGGCAAGGGGGCAAGACCCCATGCCTTTGTTCGACGACTGGCCCGGAGGATGGAAGAAATGATTCCAACATTAAATGGACGAGAGGTGTGCATTGGGCTTGTGCGCGTTGAGGGAAGCACGAAAGACCGCCCGGGGTGGGTGTTCAAAGACACCGGGCAACCCGTTGAGCTATCTGATTTGCGTGATAGCAAAACCAAAAAGCGTGATTCCCGCAAGTACCCACCATACACCGCCCAAGAGTGGTGGCTGCAAGAGCGGGACAACCAGCTTGCACTGGCCCAGCTTTATCACGACCGTCTGCACCCCGAACACTACCGAGTGTGGGAGTGCTTGTTTTTGTGGGCAACGCCAGACCTATGGAGAGACCCAGAATGATTGACCCAAACAAACTTCGGTACTTCACCACGGCTGCATGGCTGCGCGGCTACGCACAGGGGCTGGATGAGTACCAACACAAATCACTCATTCATGAGCTCAACCAAGCCGCCGACCTTTTGGATTATGTGTGGGGTCGGTACGTGGAAGAGCAAGACGAAGAAAAGCCCGGAGGTACAGATTGAAATGCCCGTTGTGTGGAGGACCAACTGATGTCGTGCAAACCAAATCAATCGACGGTGTCCCAATCAGACGCCGACACTGCTTTAACGACCACACCTTCCAAACCAAGGAAGTCCCGATCAACGAACCCAAACCAAAGCGAAAACTTCGCAAGAGCGTGGCCGTTCACAAGGATAAACCCAAGACTGCTTGAGCAGGCGCACAAGCAAGCCAAGGCACAACAGATAAGCGAAGCAGAGGAGGCCCTATTTTGACCGCCCTAATTGACTACGCCAGCCCAATGATGCAGATTGAAAAAAGGCTGAAGGAAATGCACAATGAACTGCTGAGTCGAGACTTCGACAAGGCCCAAGAGAGCGCCGTAATGCTGATCGCAGACGCACGGCTGCTGTACAACACGTTATTGCTTATGAAGGAGCAACAAGATGCCATACGTGAACAAACCGCGTCCGTACAAAAAAGAGTACCAGCAACAAATTCAGCGCGGGGAAATACCCGGCAAGCTGGAGCGCCAGCGGGCAAGGCGGGCAATGGACAAACGCGGCATTGACCGCAGCGGGAAGGACGTAGCCCACGTCAAGGCGCTGAGCAAAGGCGGGTCGAACAAGGACGGAGTCCGGTTGCAAGCTCCCTCCAAGAACCGATCCTTCAAACGAAACTCTGATGGTTCAATGAAGTAATGCAAATCCTTGCCAATGAAACGCTGGTCATACAGACCCGTTTTCCCGCACGTATCGTAGAGACGATCCCAGAGAGCAAGGTCGTCAACAACTACGGGGACGGGCGGTACGAAGTAGCCGTACGCTGGGGGCTTCAGGAGGCCATCACACTCAGCAGGCTAAACCTGAAGAACGTGCCCTCCACCATCAAGCGTGACTACAAGTGGCCACGCCCGTTAGGGCTGGAGCCGTTCGACCACCAAAAAGAAACAGCGTCGTTCCTTTCATTGAGGCGTCGCGCTTTCTGTTTTAACGAGCAGGGCACGGGTAAGACTGCTTCGGTCATCTGGGCAGCAGATTACTTGATGAAGATGGGCGTCATAAAGCGGGTGCTCATCGTCTGCCCGTTGTCAATCATGCAGTCCGCGTGGCAGCAGGACTTGTTCAAGTTCGCCGTGCATCGCACCGTTGATGTGGCGTATGGCACCGCAGCCAAACGTAACAAGATCGCCAGTGGAGCCGCTGAGTTCGTGATCATCAACTACGACGGCGTACCGGCAATCGCAGATTTAATGCTCAACAGCAACCCGTTTGATTTGGTGGTGATCGACGAGGCCAACGCCTACAAGAACGCGCAGACCAAACGCTGGAAGCTGATGCGCAAACTGGTGCGGGACGATACGTGGCTGTGGATGCTTACCGGCACACCTGCCGCGCAATCTCCGCTCGACGCGTACGGGTTAGGACGACTGTGCGTACCGGCGCGGGCACCGCGTTTCTTGGGGGACTACCGCGAGTCGGTGATGCAGCAGGTTTCCACGTTTCGCTGGGAGCCGAGGCCCGAAGCAGAGAAGATCGTGTTCGAGATGTTGCAGCCAGCAATCCGGTACACGAAGGCTGAGTGCTTGGACTTGCCCGACGTGACGCACGTCACCCGGATGGCGCCTATGTCGGCAGAGCAACGAAAGTATTACAAAGAGCTGAAAGATCAACTTCTGTTGGAAAGCAACGGAGAGGAAGTCAGCGCGGTCAACGCAGCAGCCAAGATGAACAAGCTGTTGCAGATTTCTGGCGGTGCGGTTTACACCGACACCGGAGCAGTCATTCACTTCGACGTGTCAGACCGGATGCGGATTGTTGAAGAAGTCATCGAAGAGGCCAGCCACAAGGTTCTCGTGTTCGTGCCGTTCAGGCATACGATTGATATGCTATCGGCCCACTTGACCCGCGCTGGCATCACGAACGACGTGATTCACGGCGATGTCGCAGCCCGTAGACGCACCGAGCTGTTCAAGCAGTTTCAGGAGCAGCCTAACCCACGGGTGCTGGTGATCCAGCCGTCAGCCGCCGCACACGGGGTTACCCTGACTGCTGCCAACGTAGTGATCTGGTACGCTCCTGTTACGTCCACCGAGACGTACCTTCAGGCCAACGCCCGGATCAACCGGCCCGGCCAACGCAATCCGATGACTGTTGTCCACATTCAAGGCAGTCCCGTTGAAAACCGGCTGTACTCGATGTTGCAGGGCAACATCAACACACACGAGAAGCTCGTCGATCTCTACAAAAAAGTTGTGGCTGAGGCTTGACAAAGTCTAGATTGCCGCTACAATACAAGTCCCTTCAACCAAGGAGCAACTATGACAGACATGGACGAACTGTCCCAGCAGTACCTTCGACTTCGACAGAAGCGCGAAGTTCTGAAAGAACGCTACACCACAGAAGACGGCGCACTTGAGAAAGAGATGGCCGTGATCGAAGAGCAACTGCTCAACACACTCAACGATTCAAACAGCAACAGCATGAGCACCAACTCTGCTGTGATTATGCGTTCGGTGCGTAAGCGGTACATGCCCACAAACTGGGACGCTGTGTACAAGCTGATCGAAAAGCACAAAGCGTTTGCCCTACTTGAGAAACGTATCCACAACGGTAACATGAAAGATTTCCTCGAAGAGCACCCCGACGAGTACCCTGCCGGGCTGAATGTTGATAGTCGCTACGCGGTGACGGTACGCCGCAAAAACCAAGGAGAATGAGATGGCCAACCAAGTACAGACCTTCAAAGAAAACCTGCCCGTTCATTTGCAGCGCGTTAAGCTGGACGACTTTACCAAGGCGTTCACATCTTCTGGCGGCTCCGTCAAGCGCATATCGTTGCGCGGGCGCGTGTTCCGTCTGGTCGATGGCGGCAAGGAGATCGCCAAGAACACAGAGCCGCATCTTGATGTGGTTATCGTGAACGGTTCTACGACCGTGCAGAAGACGTATCACGCCAAGTCCTATGACCCGGAAGAGACTTCAATCCCCGACTGCTGGTCCAGTAATGGTGAGCGGCCCGACCCGGAAGTAGAAGACCCGCAGTCTTCCAACTGCAAGGAATGCCCGAAAGCCATCAAGGGCTCAGCGGGCGGCACCAAGACCTCGTGCCGGTTCTCTCAGCGTGTTGCCGTTGTACTGGCGAACAATCCGGGCGGTGACGTGTACCAACTGGTGGTACCGTCCAAGTCTTTGTTCGGTGCGGGCGACATGGAGCACATGCCGTTCCTCCAGTATGCTCGCTACGTTGGCAACTCGGGCTTCAACCTGAACATGCTGACCACGCGGTTGACGTTTGATTTGGACAGCGATGTGCCCAAGCTGTTCTTCAGCAACGTCGAGTTCCTTGACGTGGACACGCACAATCTGGTGATTGAGCAGGGCCAGTCCGCTGCGGCAGTCAACGCTGGCAAGCTCTCGTTCAAGAAGAAAGGCGAGACCGCTGCAAGCGCCGAGATGCCTAAACTCGTAGCCCCGGCTGGATCGGCTGCGGCCAAGGTTAAAGCAGCAGAAGCTGCCAAGCCTGAAGCCAAGCCCGCTGCCAAGCCTAAAGCTGCGGAACCCGCGCCAGCCAAAGACACCGGGCTAAGCACTCTTGTTGATGAATGGGGCGACGATCAATGATTGGCTACACACTATATATGCAGCAGGTAAACAAGTCCGCCGACACCAAACGGCTCGGCGTGAGGCTTGGACGACACTGCATCAAGAATAACTTATCCGTGATTGCGCTGGCTAAGGAGTTCGGTGTGAGCCGTCAAACCATCTACAACTGGTTTTCCGGTAAGAACGAACCCGCGAAGTATCACATTCCACGGATCAAAGAGATTCTTGGCCTGTAAAAGTTTGGGGGTGGCTAGTTCGACGGAACGAACGGGGTGCCCGTCAGCCCCTGCCACCCTCCATTTATTTGACGTGCAGATAGGCAATCATGGCGGACATTGATTTGCTAGAAAAAGTCGTACCACAAGTTGACGGGTGGTACTGTGTTCTTGGTTTGTTTCAGGGCGAGATTCGATCCCAGAAATTTTTCAAGACGCTTGACGAGGTGCGTGAACGAGCCGACGAGTTGGTGGCGTTCAAACAAGACGCGTTCTTCGCGCTTGGTAAATTTGAGACAGACGAGAACAGGAGGGCCAGCAACTGCATGATGATGCAGTCTTTCTTCCTCGACATCGACTGCGGGCCGACTAAGGCCACCCCCGACAAGAACGGGCGGGTCAAGGGCTACATTGACCAGCAAGCGGGCATGGCTGCGCTCAAGCAACTGTGCGCCGCGCTCAAGCTGCCCAAGCCGACTATCGTCAACTCCGGGCGTGGCTGGCATGTCTACTGGCCGCTGACCGAACCCGTGGAGCGGGAGAAGTGGCTTGACGCAGCGCACACGTTCAAGAGCCGGTGTTTAGAGAATGGCTTTCACATTGACCCCGATGTGCCAGCCGATGCCGCCCGTGTGCTCCGCATACCCGGCACCAAGAACTTCAAGGACGACCCGGCGCACGATGTCGTGGTGATGCACGAGGCTGTGGCCATCAGCTACGACGCCTTTGTGGCCAAGATTGGCCCGCTGGTTCCACGCAAACCCACCTTCCAGCCCAAGCCGCTGGACGACTTCACGCGGGCGCTGATGGGGAACAAACAAGCTCGGTTTAGGACCATCTTGGAAAAGACGGCCAATGGCACGGGCTGCGAGCAACTGCGGTACATCATCCTCAACCAAGACAAGGCCGAAGAGCCGATGTGGCGGGCGGGGCTGTCCATCGCTCAGCACTGCGTAGACCGGGACAAGGCCATCCACATCATCTCCAACAAGCACCCGGACTACACGCCATCGGCCACGGAGAAAAAGGCCAGCCAGATCAAGGGTCCCTATACCTGCGAAACCTTTGACAACTTCGCACCTGGCGTGTGCGACACCTGCCCCCACAAAGGCAAGATCAAGTCGCCCATCGTGCTGGGAAACGAAGTAGCTAGGTCAGAGCCCGGGGAAGTAATCGAAGAGGCTAATTTTGCTCAAGCCCAGCCCGAATTTGTAGTACCAAAGCTTCCAAATAAGTACTTTCGGGGTAAGAACGGCGGCATCTACAAGACCGTTGCACAGGGGGAGAAAGACGACGAGGGCAACGAGATTGACGGCGAGTCGTCCGTGCTGCTGGTCTACGAGTACGACTTATTCATTATTAAACGCCTGTACGACCCGTCCTACGGCGAGACCGTCCTGATCCGCTTGTCGCTACCCAAGGACAAGGTCAAGGAGTTCTCCCTCACGCTCGTGGACGCCCTGAGCAAGGATGAGTTGCGCAAAGCGCTTTCGTTCCATGGAGTTATCGCGCTGCCCGCGCAGATGAATTTGATCCTGACGTACTTGGTGGCTTGCGCCAAGGAGCTTCAGGTTACACAGGAGTTGGAAATGATGCGTTTGCAGTTTGGCTGGGCCGATGCAGACAGCCGCTTTATCTTGGGGGACCGGGAGATCGGCCCTGCCTTTGTGCGGTACAGTCCGCCATCCAAGGCCACTCGCGAGGTTGCCGCTGCCCTACGCCCCATGGGCACGTTAGACGAGTGGAAACGCATCATCAACGTGTACAACATGCCGGGGTTTGAACCCCACGCTTTCGCCGTTTTCTCTGCGTTTGGGGCCCCGCTGCTGAAGTTTCTGGGGGTCAAGGGCGGCATCATCAACCTGATCAACAACCGTTCTGGCACCGGCAAGTCCACCATCCTGCAAGTCATGAACAGCGTCTGGGGGCACCCGGACGAGCTGATGCTCCAGTGGCGTGACACCCTCAACGTCAAGCTGCACCGCATGGCGGTCATGAACAACCTGCCGCTGGGGGTGGATGAGATCACCAAGATGAGCGGAGACGACTTCTCTGATCTGGCCTACAGCGTGACACAGGGGGCCCCGCGCCGCCGCATGAAGGCGTCGGCCAACGAGGAGCGGGAAGCGCAGGGCTACTGGGCCACCATGATGGTCTGCACGTCCAACTCGTCCATGACTGACAAGCTGGAGGCGCTCAAGGCCACGTCCGAGGGCGAGCTTATGCGGCTGATGCAGTACAAGATTGAGCCGACCGGCAACCTTGAACGGGACGAAGCCAAGCGGATTTTCAGCCGGTTGTACAGCAACTACGGGGTGGCCGCGCAGCCGTACGCTCAGTTCCTCGTCCAGAATCTTGAAGAGGTGGTTGAGCAGATGATGAAGGTGCAGCACCGCTTTGATGCGGCGGCGGGCATCGAAACCCGGGAGCGGTTCTGGTCAGCGATGGTGGCTTCCAACATCTTTGGCGGTATGGTGGCCAAGAAACTGGGACTCCACGACATCGACTGCAAACGCGTGTTTGACTGGGTGGTGGAAGAAGTGAAGGTGATGCAGAGTTCTATAAAACTTTCGTTTGAAGATTACGCCACCATCATCGGGGAGTTTTTGCTGCACCACAACACGAACATTCTGGTGGTGAACAAGCGCAGCACGTCCAAGAACAACGTGGCGGCTGCACCCATTCTTACGCCTAGAGGGTCACTGCTGATCCGGTACGAACCTGATACTAAACGTTTATTTGTGATCAGGCAGGTACTAAAAGAGTATTGCTTTTCTAAGCAGGTGACGTTTATTGAGATGCTGGTCTCT